AGTACCTGGACCGAATCAATCACAGCGATACACAGATTCGACACAAAGTTGATGTAACTTTAAATCATCTTGATAGACTCAAAGAACTATCACAAATGGAATTAACAAAAATAAGTTTGAAAGGATAGTATATGTTAGTAAAAGACGCTTTAAAAATTACAGACTCATTTACCAAAACAAGCAAGATGCCTGGCCTGAGTTACAGCCTGCCAGCGTGGGCCTGCCAGACTGGCGCGAAGCTTAGGAAGATTCCAACCAGCCCGTGCTTTGGCTGTTATGCTATGAAAAATAATTACGTGCGTTACCCTGCAATCAAGGAGGCCCAGTATCGAAGGCTGGACGCTATCAACCATCCATTATGGGTGGAAGCAATGGCCGCGGTGATCAAGCGGCAAAAATGGTTTAGATGGCATGACGCCGGGGACCTTCAATCAAAAGAGCATATGCAAAAAATTATTGAAGTGTGTAAGCTCACACCTGACACCAAACACTGGCTGCCAACGCAAGAGCGTCAGTACTTGCCAGCACCTGAAGATGTTCCTGAAAATTTAATTATAAGATTAAGCGCTGCGAAGGTAGACGGCACCGCTGGCAATGCCTGGACGCATTCATCAACCGTGGTGACTGATGGAAGCCCCAGCTGTCCAGCGCCTAAGCAAGGCGGCAAATGTTTAGATTGTAGAGCATGCTGGAATAAAGATATAAAAAATGTTAGTTATGGTAAACACTAGCATGACACACGTATTTAGACATCCAAAATTTTACAGAATCCCCAGGGATAAATCGGATCAGGTCATTAGCGAAAGCACTCACGACGGTGAGTCGGAGCGTGCACCTGGTCCGGGCCACAAGCCTCAAGCTCCAAGCAGCAAGCATCAAGCTTCAAGCACCAAGCGTCAAGCTTTCGAACCAACCTGTTCAATCGCCAAGCGACAAGCATCCCAACCAGAGTAACAAGCGTCAAGCTTCAAGCCGGAAGCTACAAGCTCCCTGATCCTAGAACCATGGTACATGGATATTGGAGAAGTTTTCTTGTGCAAAGGACCAAGGGTCTTTGCAAGGATAAAAGTATTGGTTGGATGTTTCACGTGGAACGCAATTTGATGAGGTGAAAATCGGAGTTTGTTACCTTTAGTTACCTTTAACTCTACAGTACAAAAGTTCCCAGAAGTATTACAGACCAATAGATCAGGAGTACCGAGTAAGCTAATATTTTCAAGCCTGATAAGTGAAAACTGTTTAAAGTTTTGCTTAACATTTTGGTATAATTTAGCCTCTGGGCCCATATGTTTTTCAAGGTAACCACTGCACTTAAATTTGCAGTTTCGGTGGTATGTTTAGTACTTGTTGGTTGACTGTTTTCAATACAAGACGATGTGCGCTATGACCTTTGTGACCTATAATTGGTGTGCTGTTTTCTTGTACTTCCATTCTAACTACTTTTTCTAAATGACCATTAACTTGAACCATAATGACGGCATTAGAGATAGCATTACCTTGTCTACTACCATCTTTATTGGCTGCTGTGAAATTAGATAAAAATTCCTGTAAATCTTTTACTCTCATTTTTTTATCTTCATTTCTAATAGTTGAATATCTTCATTAAGTCTAGCTATTTCTGCTTGAAAGTTATCGTTTTCAATTTTTAATTGTCGTATGGTTTTAGACATCTCTATTACAATTTGTTTTGTACCATCTAATTGATTCTTAGTTTTGATATGCAAACTCTCTCGTTCTTTGTATTCTTGTAAATCTGCTCTGTATTGTTCTGTTAAAGCTTCGATAGGTGATGTGTCTTTCATATATTGACAATATAGGATAGTTACCTTAAAAAGTCAATATGGGAGTTCCAAAAAGATTAACAGAAATGCAAAAAAGATTTGCTGAATATTTAGTATTTGGTGGACCAGATGGTGTTGTTAATAAAACCGAAGCAGCAAAGCTGGCTGGGTACAACGAAAAGAGAGCAAGAATAGAAGGATCAGAACTTACTAATCCAAGACACGCACCATTAGTTGTTAAATATTTAGATGAATTAAAAATAGAAAAAATGTTAAAATATGGTGTGACTTACGAAAGCCACATAACAGAGTTAGCTAGAATTAAAGATCTTGCCTTAAAAAAGAATTCTTTCTCTGCAGCTGTAAACGCTGAAACAAATCGAGGAAAGGCAGGAGGACTATACATAGACAGAAAAATAATAAAACATGGCAAATTAGAAGATATGACAGAAGAACAACTAGAAATGAAGATGGCACAGATCGAAGAAGACTACGCAAGTCTTTTGAACGATGATGCTGAGGTTGTTGAAGCAATTGATGTTAGTGAATCTTCGTTATCTTCTTCACACAAGAAGTTGGAAAAACCGAACGCTCAGAAAAAGTAATAGACCCATCATCGTCAACGTCATAGCCAGCAAAAATTCTTACAGTTTCATCATCTTTACTAAACAACCAACCTTCACTTACAGGTGTTGCTAACTTCATGTCAGTAAATTCTTTTACACTACCCCAACCACCTTCAGTGATGATGTCAATCCAATCTATACGTACACGCTTGTATGGAAACTTAACAGCTTGCTTAACCAACTTAGGTTTGTTGTAAGAATCAATTCTTCTAGATTTTTTTCTGGATTTCATATCTGTATATGTATCTAAAAAAAATCAGTTTTTCCAGAATTTTGTATCGCGCGCGCATAGGCAAACTAAGATATTGCCATAGGTGACAAAATAATCTGTCACATGACACTTTTTTAAACAACATTTTGGCGTACTTTAGTGTTGTATACCAACACTAATAGCTCAAAGTGACAGAATGACATTATTTCTATAGTAGTTTTTATTTTTTTTTTTATTTTTTTTACCATACATATACACTGTCATTATGGTGTGTCTTTTGTGCAACACATTGTGGCAATTTTATCACAATACAGTAGTTTCTGCCTTATTTTTGACATAATATTTCCTCATTATCGCCACTTTATCCTCAGCTTCAGCAATAATTAACAGTAGTTTATCTACCTCACCGGTAATATCGATGTGTTCTGGTATTATTATATTATTTTCATTAAACGATTGTATCTTGTACAATGCGTCTTCTATTACAGCTTCGTATCTCTTTAGAAGTGTTCTAAACAACATATCATTCATGATCTTCGTACTCCTTTATTAGTTTTTCTGATGGATGCCATACGTCAACTGCTGAATGACATTTAGGACACGAAAGATTACTAACTATATCATAGTCCTCATTATCTTCAGTATCGTGATCTCCACCCCATATTAACTCATGTCCACAGTGCCAACAATTCATTTTGTAAAGTCCTCTGCTTTCATTGGTTTGGTTCTTTCTTTTTCGTCATGCATAAGTTCATTATACATATCGATTCGTTTTAATGCCTTGTGCTTCCAGGCTCGAAGGCTTGCACCTTCTGTTTTGAATTCTTGATAATATAAGTCAGGCGTGCAGACCATGATAACTCCTTGCTCAATCTTACTGCCGTAAACGTAGTCGTGTGCCATGGCGTACATTGCGATTTGCAAATAATAATCTTCGATCCATTCTTCCTTTTTCGGACGGTTACTTTGCTTGAAGTCAACAATAGTTTCCATGCCGTTATGTAAGCAGACCAAGTCCGTGCTGCCTGCGTACAGGCCCGGGTAATGGAGCATAACTTCCGACCCATAATATTCTTCCACTGGCGCAAGACCAATCTCAATAATTTTGTCGGCCATGGGACGCGCCTCTTGTCCGACGCTTGTAAGATCAACACAGCCAGTTCCGAGTACATAGTGCTCGAGGAATTTATGCATACAGGTACCCCTTGTACTAGATACATTCTTGATTCGTTCTGCTTCTGCTTCACCTACTTTTGCCTTCCATTTTTTTAAAAATTCTGTGTTTTTTGTAGCGCCTAATATAGTAGTAACACTGGGAAGTCTATAATTACTTATCTCGTAAACCCTGGTCCCTGATCCGGGGTCCGTGAGCTGTTTTCCTTGTATGTAGTTGTATTTATTACTTTTCTTTATCATCGCGTTCTTTTTTATTTAATTTAGATTGTTCGTAAGACTCTTTTAATTCTTCTTCTTCTTTTTTACCAAATATCTCATCCCATCGTTTACGATACTTATCATCCGACGGTCTAGATTTACCATCCCATTTAAATGTCATAAGGTCCTTTCTTATTTATTTTACGACCACGATTAGTCGGTGTAAATTCCATTTTCTTACGCACAGATTCTTTTATAAAACCACCATACTCTCTACCTGATCTAGACTTACCATAAGTAGGTACTTGACCTAGACCAAATTGAGGTTCCGGTTTCTTTTTCTTTTTTCGTAACGACTCTTCTTTCTCAAGAATCTCACGAATCTTTATGTCTTCTTTTGTTTCCATAGCCTTTTTTTCTATCCGAGTATAACATACACCAAGACCAACTTGTAAGTTTTGTTGACCAATGATTTACAAACATTAAAAAATTATAAATATATTTATCTAACATCTTCTTGTACCGCCCTATATTCGTCCAATGATATCACATTATTTTTTAAAGCGTTACTTGTGTAATGTTCTATCACTCTTTGTATTTTAGGTAACTTTGTATGAGCCCAGGGCCATATTAAACAACACACGTAATACGCATCTCTAAATGTACAACGCCATCTGTATTGTTTTAAGTATGGTGTGCCGTCAACTCGTTTACCTTTTACTTTTTTAGGAGTTAATGTACCAACACCTAAAACTTCGTGCACCCACATCAATACACTACGATCAGTCATAGTGATCTCCATGGATAAACGCAAACTATTAGATAACCTGTATCCAGGTTTACCTTTGTGTTTCTTTTTCTTTTCAATGCCACGTCTAATGTGAATACTACCTTCACCATCAAACAGGCCAGCTATGTATGCTTTGTCAGTATCAGGTATCATTTAATGTAGCTTACCACGATCTGTAACATTATCAGCATCGATATAAGACTCCACAACTTCGGACTCATCCACATAGATCTCCCCTTCCGAGTCACATGTCTCGCACTGGAGGACCACGTGTTCTCTACCTTCTTCTAATACCGCTTTGACATATCCATTACCATTACAGTCAGGACATATCGCTGCGTGTACGTTATACTTTTTTGAGTTTGCCATTTAGTTTCTTCGCTTTCTCATTTGCAATTGATTCAATGGTTTTGCTTATTGATAATTGTGCGTCGGGCAATAATACCTTCGACAAACTTATCAAGGTCTTGTATGTTTCATGTGTTAGGGAAACATTTCTGTACTTAGTTATATCAGTCATTGTGACTTCCTTTCATTTATTTATAATGACTATATAGGAGATTAATATTAAAAGTCAATGACAAAATTTATTTTATTAATGTTAGTTTGTAGTGGCATTCCAGGAAATGATTGCAAACCTATACCCACACCCGTAAAAGAATTTAACACTTATCATGAATGTATTTATTATGGTTATGACTACTCTAGTATTTTGTTAAAAGAAATGACTACAGAGGCAGTAGATGAATATCTAATGTATACTAGGTTTGATTGTAAAGAACACAAAATTATTTAATCGTCTTTAAAATTAGTCCGTGTTCCATGTGCTATTATTTTTTTTATACCAGGACATTTTATGTTTAACGTTGCATAGTTAGCCCAAGATTTTTTTATCAGATTAAGTTCTAATATAAGATTAGACCATTGTTTCTGAGTTATATCACTACTTGTTATTGTTAATTGTTTTTCTTTCATATTCTATATATAGGATATCAGAGGATGTTTGTCAACCCTGGCCTTTGTAACGAGTTTGTTTTTTTTGTCTTTTTTCTGCCTTATTTAAATTTTTTTTATGTTGCCGTGGTCCACGTTTCTTGGGTTTATCTCGAGGTGTAAAAAACTTAAAACTTTGTTTGGCCACTACTCTAACCACTCCTTAACAAAAGGCACGCCGCCATCATCACGTGCAGTCATGACAGGTAGATAACTTATCTTACCATTAACGTGTTGCTCTAAGTCTGATCCACAAGTCATACATCTATAGAAAGCTTTATCAAGACCAACTAAAGTTGTAAACTGATCACACGTTGGACATTTACCATTAACTACTTCTGCCTGTATTTTTACCATTACTCTAATATTAACTTTTTTATCGACAAAGATCCATCAATATTTTCTTCTAATTCTGCTTTAGATTTTATGCACTGATATTTTATGTGTGACTTAGATTCACGCTTCGCGACACGCTTGCCTTTGAGACAATCTGACATTGTTGGCTGGATACGTGCTTCCTTAATTTCTCCGTGTACAATCATAAGTAAAGCTACAATCAATTCTGTCATACTGTTTTACCTTTGTTTTC